TGGTGGTGTGTCCACCTGCGAAGATGGCCAAGGTGCAGAAGGTGCTGACCCTTCTTGGCTGCGAAGTGATGGAGGTGTGAGCTTCCCGAAGTAAGCCAGCAAGACGACGACGACGAGAGTGAGGGCGGCACCGCAGGGTGCTGCCCTTTTGTTTGAGCATGAGAGGAGAACAGAGGAGTGAAGATCGAGACCCCGAAACACAAACACTTCCGACGACGGAAGCGGGAGAGGGGGTGGCGGGCAAGACGTGCCTTGACGGAGGGCGTCGGTGTCGGCTATGCAGATCGAAAGGTGTCTCATATGAGAGACCAGAGGAGGTCTGGAAACACCCTGAATATAGCGAGAATACCCCGAAGGGGTCTTCTATTCGGCCAAGATTTGGAGGGCTTGGCCTGTCTAATAAACGTAACACACACAACGAGAGAAGAGGACTGACGACATGACGAAGACAAGGAAACCAGTGGAGGTCGGCGTGTACTTTAGCGTTACCGGAAAACTTATGACGCCTTGGGCGGGGGAACTGAGGCGCATCCTGAACCAAGACGACTTCGCCCAGAAGCGGGCGGACCTGAGACACCACGCCCATGAAATCCTGCGGACACACCACAAGGTGGGTGACGATGGGGTTGAGGGGGTCTACGCAGCCTCGCCTTTGATCGGGGGCGGTGACGCGCAGATCAACCCGCCTGCTACATTGGCAGGGTTGCGTGATGCCCTGAGTATGAGGGCGCTCTTGCAGATTTGCTTCTACAACAAGGGCTGGACCATGGTCATTGATGCCATGGTCGTACCTGCGAAGCGCGGTGTGAAGTCTGCGAAGGGCAAGACGGGCTACGCCTTGGGCGAGAGCGTGAGCATGGCAGGCACGGCAATCGTGAAGGAGTACCTGCTGGACCTCCTTACTGGTGACACCGAGAGCAGCGAGGTGCCTGAGACTAAGCCTGAACCAGTGACGATCAAGGTATCGTTGCCCAGCCACATCATTGGGCTGGCCGCGCTCTATGCCTGCGATGTTCAAGGTCGTGGACACATTTCCGAAGCACCCAGCGCAGGCGAGATGCGGGTGCTGATGAAGAAGGTAATCAACGCCTTCTGTAAGCACCTCGAAGAGACGAGCTTTCATGCACTGTCGAAGCGGGCCAGTGAGTGGGTCCACGGCGTGTATGATCCGAAGATGTACCAAGTCTGGCTCGATGCAGACGAGGGCCTGATTGCCTTGAGCGTGGAGAAGACGCTGAACGACACGGGGATTGAGCGGGATGCCATAGCAGGGGTTCTGCACGACGCCTTGGACGAGACGACGAAGACAACAACACACACAACAACAGAGGAAGACACAGACATGGCGAAGACAGACGTAGACGTAGACGTGCGCGAGTTCACAGAACTGACCCTGCCCACAGACGAAAGCGTCGTGAAGCTGGTGGACATGACGCTGAGTGCGGCGTCAATGCCAAGCCTCAAGACACTGGTCGTGGCGGTGAACGGGCTGGAAGCTGCCTTGCGGAAGGCCAAGGGGGATGCCGAGAAGGCGCGGCAGGAGGCCAGAGAGGCGGCGGAGAAGGCCGTCTCTGCACCAGCGTTGGGGATCATGAAGCCAAGCGATAAGGTGCACGTAGAGAGCGTCTCTGGGGCTGTGCCGAAGGGCCACTGGATGGTGAAGCCAGCGTGTGAGGTGTTCGGGGTTGAGGCTGGGGCGGATACGTTCCGCTTTGATGTGCCAGTGTGGACGTGGGAGGGTGAGCATCCCGATGTGCCGCATGTCAATCAGGACTACGTGTTCCGGCCCTTCGAGTTGTTCCGTGTGCTGACCAGCATTGTGGGGAACAAGCGCATGTATCTCCATGGAGATACGGGTTCAGGCAAGACGACCTTGGTCGAGCAGGTTGCGGCCAAGATGCACTGGCCCTTCATGCGGTTGAACATGGACAGCGACATCACGCGGGACATGCTGATCGGCAAGGATGAACTGATCGTGCAGGATGGCGTGACCGTGAGCAGGTTCCTTGAGGGCCTGTTGCCCAAGATGATCGGAGGGCCAGTGATTGGGTGCCTCGACGAGTTCGACTTCGGACGGCCAGACATCATGTATGCGATGCAGTCTGTGCTGGAGGGTAACGGACTGCGCATCCTTGAAGATGGTGGCCGGATCGTGAAGCCCAATGGCATGAGCAGGTTGTTTGCGACAGGCAATACCGTCGGACAGGGTGACGAGAAGGGCATGTATCAGGGTGCACGGCAGCAAAGTCTTGCGCTGCTGGACAGGTTCGAGCGCTGGATGGAAGTCAAGTATCTGGCACCTGAGGATCGCATGAAGCTGATCGAGAAGGCTGCGCCTGCTCTGGATAAGGGCCTGAGAGGGAAGGTCGGGGCGTATGTGACCGAACACTTGCAGGCGTTCAAGGATGCGACTGTACTCCAGCCCATCACGCCAAGGGGGTACATGGACCTCGCTGAATTGCTCCACGTGTACTCGACGTACTGGCCCAAGGACCAGCGGGGGAAGGCCGTGGAGGAAGCGGTGTCTACGTCTGTGCTGGACCGTGCCACGCAGCAGGACAGGGCGGTGCTGGCAGGTATTGCCCAGCGTGTCTTCGATTACTGAGCCGGAAAGCAAACGGCCCGCTGACAAGGCGGGCCGTAAGGACTGAGGCGTGACGCGCCTCGGTCAGCACACACGAGAGTACAATCAAGCACTAGCGCAAGAGGAGATAACCATGCGTAGCGATATGTTTCAACATGAGATGACGGGAACGAGTGAAGTATTTGGGAGAAAGAAGGACATCAAGGTGGTGTTCGAAGGCAAGGGGGCAAGGACGGACGGCAGTGTGATCTACTATCCAGCGTTGGTGGAGGGCAAGGAGGTGGATGAATGGACCCAGCTTGTGATGCGGGGGTTCGGCGACCATGAGAGTGCGCACGTAAGGCACACCGACATGAAGGGAGCGCAGCCGTACCGGAAGAGGTGGAACGCAGGCCGTAAAATTGCGAAGGAAGGGCCAGCGTTGGTGGATAACATCCTGCAAGCCCTTGAGGATGTGCGCATCGAACGTCTGCACATGCGGGACTATCCGGGCAGCCAGAAGAACCTGCGGGCGACAACGACCAGCGTCAATCGGGAGTTGCTGCTGGCCGTGAGTGAAGGGCGCGTGACGGAAGAGCAGTTGCGTGAGCCGTCGTGTGCCGTGGCTGTGGGCCTGACGTGGGAGGGTCGTAAGGGGTACGGCGAAAGCACGTGCGGTGAGTTGCTGGACATGCTGGATGCGCCAATGCGGGAGGCACTGGAGCGCTGGATCGGTGAGTTGGCAGGGTGCAAGAACACTGTCGATGCCTGCAAGCTGGCCGAGAAGATCGCCAAGGAACTGGGTGAAGGCGCAGGGTCAGGCGCAGAGGGTGAGGGGCCAGAGGGTGAGTGCGAAGAGGGTGAGGATGGTGAAGGCAAGGGTGAAGGTGAGGGTGAGAAGGGTGAGCGTGAAGACGTAGAAGGTGAGGGCGAAGGCAAAGAGGGTGAAGGTGAGCGCGAAGGTGAAGCCGAGGGCAAGGCCGAAGAAGGTGAGGGTGAAGGCGGTGAAGCCGACGCCGAGATCGAAGACGGTGAGGAAGGTAAGGGCGACGCCGAGGATGGTGGCCAAGACGCGATGGGTGACGGCGAGGATGGCGAGCCGACAGGCTTGGACGTGACGGGTGAGCCGGATGGCGAGAAGAAGGAGAAGCCGAAAGAGATCAAGATGCCAGAGATTGGGGAGGTCTTGGAGAAGGAGTTGAAGGAAGCCAAGTTGAGTAGTGGGGACGTCGATGCGAGCAAGAGTTACGTGAGCACTGCGAAGAAGTATGACTGGTTCCCACATGCCAAGATGAAGACGCGGCCAGATTTTGTGGGGGAGAGTAGGTTTGAACACTGGATGCGTGTGCTGCGTGGTGGTCGGGCCAGTGTGTATAACCGCAAGGTTGCGGAGATGAGTGGCGACGTCAACGTGATGCGGCGAGGGCTGGAGCGGGCGCTGATGGCCAGAGTGGAGCGGGACTGGCACCGCAATCTGGAGAGCGGCAAGCTGGATACGCGGCGGTTCGTTGCGGCGATGGCAGGGCGCAAGGATATACGCAAGCAGCGGGACGAGAGCAGGGACATTGATACAGCTTTGCAGGTGGTGGTGGACCTGAGCGGCAGCATGTCGTCAGACGGGAAGTCGCGGGTTGCACAGGACTGTGTGCTGGCAATCTGTGAGGCTGTTGGGCGCACTGGTGTGGCGCTTGAGGTGATCGGCTTTACCAACGACTGGGAAAATAAGAAGCCGGGGTTTGGGCGTGTGGAGCCGTTGGAAATGCCGCTGTTCAAGGCGTTTGATGATCGTCTTGTGGATGCGAAGGGTCCACTGGTGAGCATTGTGGATGCGGTGGACGCGAACAATGCGGACAGCGAGGCGCTGATCGCAGCGTACACGAGGCTGGCGAAGCGCCCTGAAAAGCGCAAGGTCATGATGGTCTTGAGCGATGGCGAGCCAGCGTTTTCGTACAAACTTGTGAGGGGCGGCAGCCATTACGCGGCGCAGGACATGTATCAGCAGCACCTGCGGGACGCCGTGGACTTCATCGAGGGTGAGGGTGTGGAGTGTGTCGGCATCGGCATCATGACGCGGGCGGTGCAGCGGTATTACCCGAAGGCTGTGGTCGTGCACAACGTGCGGGACTTGGCACGGGTTGCGATGGGTGAACTGGGTGCCATCCTCTTGGGTAAGGGAGGGATGGCGAAGCCTGCACATGGGCTGATGAAGGCCACGAAGGGGAAGCGCAGCAGAGTGAAGGGACGTGCGGCATGATTGGTGGACGCAAGAAGCGAGGTAGTGGTGTGGTCGTAAGACGTGAGTGGTTGAGCATGTGGCCCCGGAGGGGGTCACACCGACCGTTCTGGCTGGAGGTTGCGCGGCGGGTGAAGAGTAAGGGGGTGCGGCAGGATGACTGGGCGGCGGTGCGAGAGTGCTGCCGTGAGGTCGAGAGAGAGATTGTGACAGCGAGCGAAGCGAGAGGGATTGTGTGATGGCAAAGGCGAGTGCAGCGAAGAATGAACTGGATGAACTGGATGAACTGATCCGCCGCAGAATGAGAGCACAGGAGCGGGGGCTGATACTGATGGAGGTGCCGCTTGCGAGTGGTGAGACGGAGGAGGTGAGGCTGGATGCGAGGGATATACGGGGGTCTCATGAGAAGTTGGGGGAAGTCATGGACCGGATGAACGAAGATGATCGGGTGAGCATGGTCTGGCAGTCGCTGGTGCGTCTTGTGAAGGAGGAGACGAGTAAGGTGCAGATGATGAAAGAGGCCAGTGATGTGATGGAAGGGATGGATAAGGAGATCAAGCGGTTGAAGCGGGAGAGTACGCTGATTGCTGCGGGGGCGGTAGTGAGCCTCGTGTTTTTTGCGCTGTCGATTATCAGGTGGTGAGCGTAGCGAGAGAGCCGTGCGCGTCTTGTCCGTATCGTAAGGATGTGCCGAGCGGTGTGTGGGATAGGAGCGAGTATGAGAAGCTGCCCAGTTATGATGGGGACATGGGAGAACAGTTGATGAAAGGGGGTGCGGGACTGTTCATGTGTCACCAGAGGGATGGCGGGCTGTGTGCTGGGTGGCTGGGGTGCCATGGGAGTGACAACCTGATGGCCATGAGGTTGGCGACGAGGATGAGGGGTGAGCAGTTTGATGAAAGGGTGTTCGGGTATGAGTGCGAGACGCCGCTTTGGGGGAGTGGGGAGGAGGCAGCGAGGCATGGCATGAAGGATATTGATGCGCCGAGTGAGGAGGCAGGGGCTGTGATTGATAAGCTGGTGAGGAAGGGGAAGGCTGGCTGAGATAGAGTGAAGGTTGGGGACGTCTGCGTGTGTGTGGACGTCCCTTTTTTTGTGATGTTTGACATCGGAAGGTGTTGGGTGGTAAGGTGTCTTACCTTTTATACAGTTGAGGGTAAGCTGTGAGGGGTGTGTAACGTAACATAGGAGGACTGTGCAGTGGGACGCACGGAGTTTTCTGGCTGTAACCTTTATGATAAACATGACAACAAGGGAGATGCGCGAGCAAAGGAGATAGGTATGAGCGATGGAAATATTGAAACAAAACTGGAACGGCTGGAGTGGAAGCTGGATCAGTTGAGTACCATGCTGATGCAGATGATCGGACAGGGTGATGGTGCGCGAGGTGGACCGTCGCAGGGTGACGCGGCCAAGGATTTGGATGCGGTCGAGGTACTGAGTAGGCTCACGACGAAGCAGCATGCTGCCATGCAGATGCTGGTGACGGGGGCGAGTAATGCGAAAATTGCAGAGCGGTTTGGTGTGACTGAGAATACGGCCAAGGTGTATGTGCGGAGCATTGCTGGGAAGCTGGGCGTGAGTAGCAGGATGCAGGTGGTGCTGAGTGTGGTGCCTCTGTTGGAGATGATAGCGCCCAAGACGTATGAGATCATGAGCGGTGGGCTGCCGCTGGACTGGGCCAGTAAGTGTGTGGAGGGGGGTGAGCCGGATAAGTGGCGGGATTTGTATCGGTTTGTGAAGGAGGAAGGGTGATGAAACTCGTGATGGTGAATGGCTATTGGTACGTGAGTGGGATGGCCATGGATTATGAGACAGGTGAGAAGGTGAGAGTGAGGCGGAGCACGGGGTGCGGGGCCGGAGAGAAGGGTGAGGCGAAGCGCAGGGTTGAGAGTGTTGTGAGGGCCGTGCTGGAGGAGAGACGGGTGAAGGGGGTGAACGATGGTTCACCCCTTGTGTACGTGAGGGATGCGGTGAGGGAGTATGAGCGTAAGCGTGAGAGGGAGGGAGGTGTTGGCAAGGATGGCACGTACCTGAGGCGGTTTGAACGGGAGTTTGGCGGGCGGAAGGTGAGTGAGATTGAGGGCTGGGAAGTGATGCGCAAGGTTGAGGGGCGCAAGGTGTCGAGCAGTAGCCAGAGGCGGGAGGCTGTGGTCGTGAAGGCTGTGATGAACTTTGCGCAGGCGAGTGGGGCCAAGACGAACTTTGTGTTTGGACGGATGCCGAAAGAGGGAGAGGGACGGGATCGGTGGCTGACGTTTGAGGAGCGGGATCGGTTGCTGGGAGTGTGCGAGGCTTGGGATCGTGGGCTGTGGCGGTTGATGGTCCTGTTGTTGGAGACGGGCGGGAGGCTGTCTTGTGTGAGGCATCTGAGATGGAAGGATGTGAGCGAGGATAGTGTGCGCCTCTATACGAAGAAAGGTGCGGGCGTGAAGCGCTGGTACTCTGTGCCGCTGACGGATCGGGTGAAGCGGGCCATGGGTGAAAGGGAGGGTGGCTACGTCTTGGATGAGTGGGTGGGTGATGGGTGCCTGAACGACTTCTATGCGAGATGGAAAGATGTGTGTGATGCGGCAGGGATCGAGGGGTTTAGGCCACATGATTGTCGTCACACGTATGCGACTATGCTGGCGCAGAGCGGGGAGGTTGACCTGTTGCAGTTGAAGGATTTGCTGGGTCACACGAACCTGAACATGACCGCGAGGTATGCGCACCACGTGCCGACGAGAAGGGCGGGCGTGATGAAGGCATTGAGTGGCAGGATTGAGGCAAGGTGAGGGTAAGGTGTTGGTTTGTATGGGGCTTCTTCCCCCAAACAGGGGGCCATCCTTTGACATTAGCTGCCAGATTGGCGCGAAAAGGGGTAAGGTGGATGGGTGCGGGAGGTGTTCGGGATAGGTTGCATGGACGCCAGAGGCGTCCTTGCTACCGTAGGGAGTGAGGGGAACTTGGCAGGATTTTGGCAGGATTTTGGCAAGGTTGTGAGAGAGGGAGGAGTGTTAACTCTTGGTGGCGAAAGAGGGTTGCAGGTGTTGGTTAGGTGTATAGGATATAAGACAGGTTGTTAATCTGGTGTGGATCAAGGGGTAAGAGAATGAGAGAGAATGTGAGAGGCTTCGTGCATGCTGTTGAAGACAGGGTGATAGAGCAGGTTGAGATGATGACACGGCAGACGGAAGACCGTGAGATACATGAGGCAGTGGCCAAGATTGCGGGCGTTGTGATCGGGTGTCTGGCTGACGAATTGGTGAAGCATTTGGAGGCGGCGGGCGAAGCGCGCTGTCGTAAGGGAGGTGAGTGATGGGCAAGCGAATGAGTAAGGGAGACGTGAACACGACGATCCTGTTGGCCAAGTTTATGAAGGAGACGGGGCGTGGTGTGGGTACGGAGGATGTGTGTGAACTGCTGGGCCTCAAGAAGGGTGGGGCAGGGGTGCGGATCAGGAGGCTGGTGGAGAGGAACGTCTTGCAGAAACAGTGGAAGCTGTGGGTGGCAGGGCCTGCGATGCCAAGACTTATGAAGAAGTGGGGGCTGGCGGGTGCGCCCAAGCTGGCACTGGAAGAGGTGCACAAGGAGAAGCGCGTGAATAGGAAGGCGGGTGAGTGATGGTGCATGTATGGAAAATGTGGGCACTTATGGCGCTGGCCGTTGTTTTTAGCGGCATATTTGATTGGCACCCACTGTTTACCGCAATGGCGGGCATGTTCTTTGGCGCAGCAGTTACTATGACAGCGGTTACTAAGACGCTGATTAAAAAGGAGACTGACTGATGTTTGATATTATCAAACCAGAGGATGTGCGAATTAACGTCATGGATCAGCGCATTGGTATGGGCGTTGGCGGCTTGGATACAATAATTGTCATGTATCATTTGCCGACAGGTATCCGCATTGAAGTGCCGCGTATCACGTCCTCAAAATATTATGACCGTGAAATTGCGGTGCAGATGCTTGAGACGGCACTGACGCACCCAAAGTACAGGGAGACTGACTGATGAGTAACATACCGGAGGCGAGGGAGTTGGTTGCGCTTGTGCGGGAACGTCTTGTGGACATGGGCGCAGATGATGAAGCGAGGGTGTTGGGGATGGCGTTGAGGCGAATGACGCGGAAGAGTTACCGGAAGGTGAGAGCGCCCGTGCAGAGTGATCGGGTAACGGCAGAGTTGAAGAGGGAGATGCGGCAGTATGCGCGGACGCACCCCGAAATGACATTGCAGCATATCGGTGACCGCTTCAACGTGAGTGGTGGACGGGTGAGCGAGGCGCTGGCCGAAGAGTAGTGAGGGTGAGCGTGAGTGTGAGGGGGGGTGCGAAAGCATCCCCCCTTTTTTTGTCTTAAGATTGGTTGCGCATCCACTGGGAGAAGGAGGCAGGGGCGCGTCCCTCTTGGGCCAGTTGGCGGTGGGTGGTGCGGAGTTCGCGCTCTTGGTTGGGCGCTGATTGCGGGCGAGATGAATGGGTGGGAGGAGCGAAGGCGTACTGGGGAAGGTCCAGTTCGGGACGGGAGCGGGGGCGCTGGGCGGCAGGGACGCTGGGAGCGTCTGTAAGGCCCGTAGAAGCGCCCTCTTCCGCCTGCTGGGATAGACGGGAGGCCATGTCAGAGCCAGCCTCTGAGGCGGCGTACATCGACTGTGAGATAGCAATGTTGGATGCGACGGAGCCGGGGTTCTTGAGCGCGGAGAAGTAGTTGGAGACGAAGGTGTCCGTGTCTTGGCCAGCTTCGATGCCGCCCGGAAGGGAGGTCCACTTGTGATTGAGGCCAGTGGCGACGTTGGCGATGCGGGCTGGGTCGCCGGAAGCAAGGTCTTCGTAGAGGTTACCGCCGTAGGACTGGATGGCGTAGCCGATGGCACCGAGGTCTTGGGAGGGAGGGGTGAAGTCTGGGATGCCGAACTGTGAGGCGACACTGTCCCACGTGGAGCCGAGGAACTGGTACTTGCCAGCGGCGGAAGACTTCTTGCCTGCGTTGGGGCCAGAGTTGATGGGGTGGAACTTGCGGGGGTGGTCGGAGAAGTCGGAGAACTTGGAGCCGCCGTACATGACGTCGTATGCGCCAGCGCTTTCGTGCTTGGACATGGCTTCGAGGAAGGCTTGGTATTCGGGGGTCATGGTGAGGGAGGACATGGGCAGGGTTCCTTAGGAGTGGTGGCCTTGAGCGTAGGCTGAGAGGGCGAGAGCGTCGAACTTGGCGAGGGTGCCGGGATCAATGGACGCGAAGAATTTGCGGGCGATGTTGGTGCGCTGGAGGACTTGGTTGGAGGGTGTGCGCGGGAGGGCGCAGGCTGTGAGTTCTTCGAGGTTGAGCATGATGATGACGGCATACTCGCCGTCGATGATTTCGGGGAAGCCGGGAATGTAATCGGTGGAAGGGTCGGCGGGGTGGAAGGCGAGGAGCCACGTGCCGAAGTGGTGGGTGTTCTGGTAGTGGAGCCAGTCGCGGAACTCGGCGAGGGTGAGGTGCATGTGGTTGGTCCACGCGAAGATGTGCACTGCGTTCTGGATCGGGGGGTTGGTGGCCTTGATGCGGGAGACGACGTCGAGGTCGTGGGTGACGTGGACGGCCACCATGCCTGCGTCTATGGCGGGCTGGGCGTAGGGGCAGCGGGGGCCTGAGGTCTCCGTGGTCTCGGAAAGGTGGGCGACCCAATCTATAATTTCGTCGGCGATCTCTTTGGTGTGGGCAAGGCTTGCCATGGCTGGACCTCTTTTTGCTATTTTGCGTTAGCGTTTTGCGAAGGTCATGGACCCCCCCCAAAGGGGGGCCGATGACCGACATGCGATAGAGGCCAGTGTGGTGGGGGTGAGGGAGGATGTCGTCCGGTTAGATGTGGCCCTGCTGGGTGAGCCAAGCGTGATAGAACTGGAGGAAGCCGTCGAGTTCCAAGACGACGTAGCTTTCGCCCATGGTCTGGCGGTTGCGTCTGTTGATGACGATAGGGACTTCGGGCGCGTTGGTCTTGACGACGTTCCCCTTGGCCTGTCGCATGGCTTCGGGGAATGAGAGTTTCTCTACGCGCTTGGCTTCGACGAACAGACCGGGAGTGCCAAGGAGGTCAGCGCCACCTGACATGCCGACGTTGCCGCCGCCAGAGAGTGGGGCGCGTGATGCACGTAGGCCAATGGTGTCGTTGAGGTAGGCTGAGAGTTCGCGCTCGAAGTTGTTGCCCTTGCGTTGTGAGGCTGTGGTCATTGCCGTTTCCTTCTGCTGGATTTGGGGCGATGCCAGTCGCCGTTGACGATACGTCTTATGGCCTCGTGGTGGACGTTGTATTCCTTGGCCAGTTTGGAGAGGGAGTATTCGCCCGTGGCGTAGGCTTGGCGGATGCGCTCTGCGATGAAGGGTGAGATGCGCGAGTAGTGATGCCGGGGTCTTGTGTAGAGAGCGCCGTCTGCCTGACGTCTTGCGCGGTTCTCTGTGCGTGTGACCCACATCAGGTTTTCGGGGACGTTGCGATGCCTGTCGTAGTCGATGTGCGTGATGACGTGATCGGGTGAGGGAGGTGGGGGGAGGAAGGCGTCGGCGACGATCTTGTGGACGCGACGTTCAATTCTCTCGCCGTCTTCTCGTAGGAGTTTGACGCGGTGGTATGCGTTGTGCCTGCCACGTGGTCGCTTCTTGTCGTAGTCGATGATCATCTTGGGTGGCTTGCCGCCCGGAGTTTTTTCTGTGCGGTTGATGCGGCCATGTGTTGAGACTTGGTAGCCGGGGAAGTGAGGTATGTCTGCCCAGATTTCGTCGGTCATATCTCGTCGTATCCTGCTCTGGTTCTGCATGGTCGGCAGAGATACCAGCCCTTGGGTCTTTCTTCCTCTGACTTGCAGACCATGCAGGGTCGTGTCCAAGTTGGGATGTCGTGGTTGCGGCGGACTTGGTACTTCGCTCCGTCAAATTCTTGGAGACCTTCTCGCACGAGGATGCGTTTGAGGGTGTCTACGCAGCAGCCGATGTGAGAGGCCATGTCGGGGTAGGAGACATCTAGGTGATTGTCTCGCAGCCATACCTTACTGGCCTCAGAGACGTATATCTTGCGTGGCATATCGGACCTCACACCAAGTGTTGTGGTATCCTATTACCCCATATGAGACAGCACGACAACTCGTTGGGTGTCTTCAAATGGTATAAGGTGTCAAAGGGTGTTGACTTACTACGCCTCGGCAGATACACCGCCGTAAGGCAAAGAGCCAGACAGCAAGACAAGCAGACACTTCGCCAGCCCCCCTTGGGGGGCCTGTCGTAGTGAGCAAGAAAGCAAGAGAGCAGACTTGTTGACATAGCAAGTAGCAGACGCAGGAGGCGGTGCCTCCAAAAATCCGTTCAAAATTCCTAAGGAAAGCGTCTGTATGAGCGCGAAAAATTCCAACCGAGAAAAGTATCCCAGTGTTGCTCAAATGATCGACAAAGTTCGTGAGAGTTTTCCTGACGCGAAGGTGACGGCCATCCGTCACTTGGAGCCAAGGGAGTGGGCGGAACGTATGCACCAGCTACGCACCGCCCGTAAGGAGACAGACGCTAAGATACGGGTGGGTGCACCTCTAGCCAGTCTCTCACCAAAGATAATGGCCGAGAGAGCCGATCAGCTATAGCTTCCATACCCCACCCGTCGATGGCCATATCCTTGGCCTTCTGCTTTGTGGATCGTGACGACACGATTGTACGTTCGTCTGTGATGGTGTTGGCTGCATACCCCACCCATTGCAGACGATCATGCAAGTCGGACCACTCGCGCACTTTGCCGTAGCGTATCTCGTTGACCATGTAGAGTTTGTAATCCGCTGGGCATTTGCGTTGGAGCGCATCCCAGACAGGCTTGGTGTAGTCTTCGTCCCAGATGCCAGCGTTCTCTCGCGCCGTCTCTTCGTCTGGGAATACCTGCGTGACTTTGATCTGCGTCTCCAAGACGGTAAGCTGGTTCGATGATCCAGCCTCACGCCCTGACTTCCCATTCTCTCCGGGCTTGTTGGAGTGGTGGACCATGATCACTGCATAGCCAGAGTTGCGCAGACGTGTGGCCAGTTGATTGACGCGAGACCATTCTTGAGCGTCGTTCTCCTTGAGGCCCGGAAACGCACTGCGGATGGTGTCGATCACCACAACATCTGGCTTCACGTTGATCACCCACTCCTGCAATGCGGCCAGACCTTCGGGTTGCAGCAGGCTCATGTCCTTACCTTCGACGAAGGGTGTCCAGATTTGCAGCCTGTCGCCCGTGTCTCCGTGTGCTGTGCGCAGTTCCATCAGTCGTCTGGCGATGGTGGACATACCCATCTCATAGTCGAGGTAAAGTACCCGTGCCGCCCTGCCGATCTCGAAGGGGCCAAAGTATTTACGGCCAGCGGTGAGTGCGCCCAGCGCATGCTGTAGGAACATGGACTTCCCGTGTCCAGAATAGCCGTGCACCTGAACGATGGTGGCTGGTGGTAGCCATGGTTCGATCAGATAGGAACGCCCGTCCGCCTCACGCATGAGGTCTTCGGCATCCTTCATCTGGATCAGGCGCTTGGTTTTGGCGGGCGGCTTCTCTTCTGCGGGATGCTCGGACGTCGTGGTGACGTGTGTCGCCTCGCGTGGGATGTACTCGCCCGTGTCTGTGAAGCGCTCTGGATGGTTGCGCCTCTCGGCAGCCTCCATACTCCGCACCGTGGCCTCATACTCGGCAGCCTCCAACGGGTCCACGTAGAACTCATTCATGAACGAGTAGCCCTTGAGGCGCAGCTCATCGCCGAAGTACCCATCCATGATGCACTCGCTGATCCACCGCATGACGCGCTCATTGCGACCATTGCTCATTCCAGTGGGTAGCTTGCGGGTGGTGGGGTACTTCTCCAAGACGTAGCGGGCGGTGTTGTCCCACTCTGAGACGAACTCCCCCATGGCCTCGATGCCGGACAGGTCAAGGTCACCGAAGGAGAACCCGTCGTCCTTCGACTTGCTTTCCATGTGGGCATCAAGGCTGGGGGTCCAGTCCTTCCACATTGGCATGTCGTCCCAGTCCAGTGTGTGGGTCGGGTAGTCCCAGTGATAGCCAGAGGATGGGGGCAAGAGTGCGTATGATCCGTCACCACGGAAGTCGAGGCCATTGATCTTTGGCCAGTCCTCTCCCCTGCTGTTGTTGCCAGCACGGGGTCCACGTCGAGTGCCATCCTTTGGGTGTTCGAAGTATAGGTGGACACCCCGCTTGGTCTTCACCTTGATCGGGCTGCGCATGTCCGCGTCATACGCGGCGTGGATGGCATCTTCATTGTCGCAGTCCACCACAACGCAGCCCGATATTTCCCCCGTGACAATCGCAAAGGAACAGTCAGGCCACGCCTCAACCCACGAGGTGATTTCATCTTCGGTCGGGTGGCGATCCTGATAGGCCAGCCATTTGATCAGAGGCCGCTTTGTGTCGGGGCTGATCGGTATGAGTGACCATCCTCTTTCAAGGTATTCGATTGCAATGTCTATCTTTTCGGATACCTTCACTCTGCTTCTCCCTCCTTGAAGTAGTAGTCCAGATCAATGTTGGGACGCGCTGCCTTGATACGCTCAAGGATCGGAGAGCCGATGTAGTTGTGCTTGATCCATCGGTAAGGTGCGGTGCGGGCGACACCCGCAATACGCGCCACCTCGGCGGCACCCCCAAGGTCGTCAATCAACTGGCTGACTTTCATTGTGGTCGGCATGTGTTCTCTCCTTTTTTGGAAAACACTCTTGTCTAGGTGTCATATCTATTATACACCTTTCGATGTCACAGCAAGACACCTTAATCACCGGAGGACAATCAATGAGTGACTGGGACAGCCTTGATCACAAGGCCAGAGAGGCGGAACCAGAGCCGCATGTAGAAGACACACCCCTGAACGTGGATGATGAGAAGTGGAAGAAGCTGGCTTTCTTGGCCATCACGCTATCCGAAACACGTGATCGCCTCGAAGAAATGAAGGCCCTTGAGAGCGCAACTGTTGCGGAGATTGAGCGGTATCTTCCGGGTGGTGATCCAGATGAAGAGCCAGTGGTGTATCCCCTGATCGGCACCGTCCAGATGACAGTCACGTACCGTGATCGCTGGTTGTGGGATCAGGACACACTCGACAGCATCTTGGGTGGAGAGGGTGATGAAACACTCCCATCCTTCATCAAGAAATCAACACGGGTAGATCGCAAGAAATTTGCCGCACTACCCACGTCAGAGCAAAGCAAATGGAAGCCCGCCCTGACACGCAAACATGCTCCAGCAAAAATCGAGGTAGACAATGTTTAAGCCGCTGCGCACATCGGACTTGGCCAAGGATGGCCCAAGCAAGGTGCTGCTCTACAGTCACCACGGATTTGGTAAGACTTATCAATGCCGTAAGTATCAGGACCGTTTTGGCAAGGGATTGATTATCTCTGGTGAGGCGGGCCTGAAATCCATCGAGGATGTTGATATTGATTACATCCCGTTCACGTCTTGGGATGGCAGCCATGACCCAGAAAGCGACGTGTATTCCTTCAAGGGCATCATCCGCATGCTCTCGTCCCCTGACTTTGCCGAGATGGGATATAAGTGGCTGGCCATCGACAGCCTGACAGAACTGTCTGAGCGGCTGATCGAACACCTTGAGAAGGAACACGCAGGATCGGGCAACGGTTTTGCGATGTGGGGTGACTACAACCGCATCATGATCGGCGCTCTCAAGTGGGTCCGCGACCTTCCGATGCATGTCTACGTGACGTGTCTGGCCAAGGAAGAGAAGGATGCCAATGACGTCACCCACTTCTGGCCCTTCGTCAAAGGCAATGCGGTATCCAAGCAAGTGCCTGCCCTCTTCGACCATGTGTTGTGTGGTGTTCGCGTCACCGACAAGGACGAGAAGGGTATGCCCAAGGTTAGACGCTACGTGATTACAGACGAAGTGTCTGGATGGCACGGCAAGGTCCGTGACCCAAGACGTCGCCTGAAAGCCTTTGAGCGGACAGACGACATCACCGAACTTCTCCACCTCATGTCCATGTCAGACGAAGAGTTTGATGGCCTACGTGGTGGTATGAAGCCTGCCGACAAAGCGGCAAAATCAATCGAAGAACTTGACGCAGTAGCGTCTGATAAAGGAGACGACAAATGAGTGGATGGAATGGATTTGCGAACCTCGACCTGAGCAGTGTTGAGGCGGATGATTACGCACCGCTGACCAAGGGTGAGTATGAGGTCACCTGCACCAAGGCAGAGATCAAGACTGCCGCCAATGGCAAAGACAAGCGCGTTGTCGTGAACCTCAAGGACACTGGTGGCGCAGGCTCTATCGCCGCTGGCTTCAACGTGGTGCATACCTCTTCGCCCCAAGCGCAGGATATTGGCTTGCGTCAACTCAAGTCCTTCTTGGTGTCGGGCAACCACCCGAACCCAGACAAGCCGGGGGATATTGAGAGCATGATTGGCCTCACGTGCCGCATCTATGTGGACCTCGGTAAGCCGTACCAGAAGAACGGCCAGACGGTGCAGCGTGAGGAAGTCAAACGCTTCATCATCGACGGGGACGCCCCCGCGCCCTCGCCGCAGGCCAAGAAGTCTGCTGATCTGGACGATGAAATCCCATTCTGATTGGAGGCAATTTCATGCGTATGACAAGCGACGACATTGCGGACATGAAGGCTATGGCAGCCGATGAAAATGTTAGGGTGCTTGGCGCACCCTACCATGCCAACCGACCCGCGAAGGTGAGGAAGGTTGTTCAGGACAGGGACGTCCTGTCAGAGGGCGCAAGACTTGCGCTCTCTATCATGAAGGATGGCCGATACCGTACCAATGAAGACGTGGCGCTGGCCATGAAGTCGCAAGTGAATGAGGTAAAATGTTACCTCACTGTGTTGCGGCGTCTTGGTTTTGTGGAGGGTGATAGGCCCAAGTCCTGCACCATCTTCACTTGGCGGATCACTGATAAAGGGATGGCACATCCAACATGACAAGATCGTTGAAGGCGGAAGATGTTCTCCGCAAAATTGATGACGCATACGAAGCCGACAGGCGCGACAAGCCACGTCGCTACATTGGCGCTTCCATCGTTGGCAATCAGTGTCAGGCGTCTATCGCCTTCAACCTGCGCGGCTTCCCGAACAAGGAGCCAGACGCAAAACTAAAGCGCATCTTTGGCCTTGGTCACAAGATTGAGGACATGGTTGTCGCTGACTTGAAAAAGGCAGGGTACGCTGTGTGGGAGGTCGATGCTCTCACGGGCAAGCAATACACCTACTCTGACTTTGGTGGCCATGTGGTGTGCCACACAGACGGGATGATTGAGATCGAAGACGAACTCATGATCCTTGAGATCAAGTCGATGAACGATGCCTCGTTCACCAAGTTTGTGAACCTCGGCGTAAAGCAGTCACACCCCCAGTATTTCGGACAGGTGCAAATGATGATGGGGATGGCGCGTATGCAGTCGTCTCTCTTCATCGCCTACAACAAGAACACGTCTGCCTACCACTGCGAGGTCGTGGAGTTTGACCAGTTTGAGTTTGGCTTCATCCGCCAGAAGGTGGGGCTGGCTCTGTCTGGCGAGGTGATCAAGATCGCAAAGGATGAAACAGACTGGCGGTGTCGGTTCTGTTTCAAGTCTGACGCATGCTGGGGCCACGTTGAGGTTCCCGCGCTGTGTCAGACATGTACCCACTCTTCGCCCACTGAGGACGGTGGTTGGTACTGCAACATGAAGGGGCGTCCAATACCGGACTACCCCTGTGATGATTGGCAACAATTCAAACCAGCAGAAAGGGAGGTCTGATGACATCCACAACAGATAAACTGGGGCGTGAATACCTAGACGCGGTCCTGTACGCAAAGAGAGAGGAGGTCAGGTTGGGTGCTTTGCGGCGGAGCCTTTACTCTATCGCGGATCGCATAGACGTACTCAAGGCAGGGGGCGAGACAGAGGAACTGGTGAGGGCAAGGGACAAGCTGAGATACGTGCAGAAGGACTGCGACGATAGTGAGGTGGAACTCGGAGTGTTGCTGGCAGAGGCAGAGGTTGCGCTCTTGAAACTCAAAGCTGAATTGGAAATGGAATGACTGATTGCACAGACCGATATGTTGACCCTCACGACCAGCCGCAGCGAGACGTCTGGCCAGAGGGGAAGAAGTTTGACGGCGGTAAGAACCGCCTCGACCTTGTGCCGCCAGAGATCGTCTTGGCCATTGGGGACATCCTCACCTTTGGCGCTGAGAAATACGGTGACCGGAACTGGGAGAGGGGGATGAACTGGTCACGTGTGTACGGGGCCATGATGCGGCACATGATGGCGTGGTGGAGCGGTGAGAGCCATGACCCTGAAACAGGCAAGTCTCACCTTTGGCATGCGTCTTGCTGCATGGCGTTTCTCGTGACGTATGAGCAGCGGGAGGTAGGCAAGGATGACCGCCCTCACTGGTAAATGGGACAGCAGATTTATGTCGCTTGCCTTCCACGTCGCCGCTTGGTCGAAAGACCCCAGCACCAAAGTCGGCTGCGTCTTGGTGAACCCCAAGCGTCAGGTCGTGGGCATGGGGTACAACGGCTTCCCGCGTGGTGTCCTAGACGGACACGACAGATACAAGGACCGTGAGCAGAAGTACCTGATGGTGCAGCATGCGGAGGCCAATGCGATCCTGAACGCGGTGCAGTCTCTGGATGACTGCGTGGCCTACGTGACACACCACCCATGCGCAAACTGCGCTGGCCTGTTGATACAATCCGGCGTGGATCAGGTGATCACTCTGCGCCCAAAGGATGGCTTGGCTGAAAGGTTCCGTGATAGCTTCGCCGCAAGTCGGGACATGATGGACGAGGCGGGTGTTAGCCTGCGCTACTTCGGGGAATGAACTCTTCGAAGTCTGGGCATGCCAGTGAGAATGTGGCGTAGAGCGTCTGTATCTCACTGGCTGTCTGCGCAGTGTCTGAGCGTGATCGTGTCGGGAGTGCTTTTCCAATCTGACGACAGACCTCGGCTTCACTCGCGCCACCCCGCGTCATCGTACTTACGCACCCTGTCATCGACATTGCGCTCAACAGCATCACGTATTTTGTCAGCACGTTCTTGATCCTTTATCTTGGCGTCCTGCTCTGCGTCCTTCCTGCCCTCACGTCTGGCCAGAAGGAGAGCGCCTATGGCAGCGACGACAGCGGAGAAGACCGCGATGATCTGGAACTTGATGCGAGACAGAAACCCGATCACTTCTTACTGTCCCTGCGGAAGGAGAAGGCCATGACTGTTACCAGCGACACGACGATTATGATGACCTCTGCGAGGTCATGTTGCAGGTAGGCAGGCATCCACCCCTTAGCCACCAAGAAGGCCATGAGAGGCGCTATCAGGTGGCGTATGAGCCGAAGAACTTCACGCTGTATCTCCATGTCACTTCCTCCGCTTTGAGAACAGGCCAGACAGGGCATCGACAAGCGCCGTGAGCCATGAGGGGCCAGAGGGTGGAGGGGCGTTGTACTTGCGATCCTCAACGACTGTGCGCCACCATGCTGTGACGTCGAAGCCCGGACACTGTGTCGCCGCTCCGGGCATGTCACGGTGGCCGATGACAATCGGACCCTTCGTCGGGTCTAGGCCGTCGCCACCGAAACGCTCCAGCATCATGTCGATCCAAGTGATCATGGCGTCGATCTGCGCGGGGGTGCGGGTGTCGAAGCCAGTGTTCATGTCGTGGATGGAGACGCCGCCTTCGTAGCAGTAGCCCACGCTGCGGGAGTTCTCCCCCTTGGAGTGAGCGCCGACCTCGAACCGCCCCGGCTGGGACAGGTCACGCCCCGGCATGAAGCCTCCGGTGCGCGGGCCGTATGCGTGATAGCCAATCTCCTTGAAGCCACGTTGGATGTGACCCTTCTCGATGGCGTCGTAAGACGTGACGCGCTCAACTGGAGTGGCGCTGTAGTGGATCACGATCCACTTCACTTGGTTGTCTGGTCTGTACGTCATGCCTGTCCTCCTCAGAACTTCTTCGTCCAGCTTTCAGTGAACCTTTCACCGAATGTGCCGTTGCTTTCGTCCTCCTTGGGGAACAGGGAGTTGACGATACCCTCACGGGCAGCGCGGTTGCCGCCAATGCCGGGGATGCGGGTCGCTACCTCACGGACAGCAGAGCGTTCTTTGTAGTTGCTCTCCGTGCCGTCAACGACCATCTCCTTCACGCCTCCGCCTACAGTGGTGGCCGCTGTGATCAGACCAACAGATGGGCCGCCGATAGTGGAGAGGATACGGACTTGGCCGTAGGCTCCATTCTCAACCTGCGATCCGACGCTGTGCATCATGTCGCCAATGATACCCAAGCCGCCCATCATCAGGACGCCTTCCAAGTACCACCCAAGGAAGTCGTTCTCGTCGCCGTGAACATCCTTGTCGTGGCCCATGAACTTGAGCAGGTTCCGCTTGCGGAAATCAGCCTCGTCATTCTCGTCACCGCCGCGCATTTGAAGGATGTCCTTTGCACCCAAGGCTGCTGCGCCAGACGCAGGGCCAAAGGTTGCGAGGTAGATCAGCGGAGTAAGGTTGCCCTTGTTGGCTTCCTTGATGATGTGAGACGTCATGCGGTGCATCATCAGCGGGAACGTCTTGAGTTGCGTGATGACCGCGCCCCATGGCGTCTGCGCCCAGAGCGGGATGTCGTTGGGGTTGGGCGCAAAGACCGCGTCATTGGCAAAGTGGATGACGGCCTTGCGCACAGTGTCGTCTGTCTCGGTGAGCGAGAGATCAGACAACGTCTGGCCTGCACGTGATCCACCGGGAGCAAACTCTTCCACGCCGTATCGCT